GTCTCAACTCGTCCTTCAAAAAGTCGACGAATATGTGACACAAGCGCGTGTTAACACGCGCTTGTGTCACATATTCGTCGACTTTTTGAAGGACGAGTTGAGACCGGCGCGCAAAAATGATTTGGTACAGACTCGTTTGATTTCCAGTAGTCCAATGGATTATACTATTGCGTTTAGGATGATGTTTGGCGCTTTTATGAATGCCGTTATGCAACACCACATTCATTGTGGGATGGCTCCCGGCATATGTACTTTTACAGAGTGGGAAGTTTTGTGGACCGCTTTAACAGTTAAGGGCGACAAGGTGATTGCTGGCGACTTCAAGTCGTTTGATTCGTCTCTTCAGCCTCCAGTTCTTTGGGCCATTTTGGATTTCATCAATGAGTGGTACGATGATGGCCCCGATAACAAACGCATTCGTAAGGTTTTGTGGTGTGACTTGGTGCACTCTCGTCACGTTGGTGGTAATGGAACCGACCAGGTCCATGTTTACCAGTGGAATAAGAGTCTGCCTAGTGGACACCCGTTCACGACTGTCGTCAACTCTATGTATTCTCTCACGATGCTTGTAGCGGCTGTGAGTAAGCTCGTACGCAAGGATACTAGTCATTTTTGGAGTATTTGTGCAGCGGTTACCTATGGTGACGATAACGTGCTCAACGTTTGCGACGCAGTCGCTCCTTTGATTACGCAAGTCGCTTTGGGACAGGTCATGGAGGATTTTGGTATGAAATACACTTCAGATGACAAGACAGCCGAGCTAGGTTCGCATAGCGATATTGGTTGCATAACGTTTTTGAAGCGTTCTTTCAGAAAGAAAGGTAAGACAGTCGTCTGCCCTTCAGACTTGGATTCGTTTTTGTATACTTTTTACTATGGCAAAAACAGAAAATTGCACGCCGAAATCATGGTTTCTGTTATGGAGAATGCCCTTGAGGAGTTGTCCATGCATGAAGAAGCCCTCTGGAATCAGCATGCGCCAAAAATATACGCGTGCTTGTCAAAGCGCGTAGTGCCTCGTTTTCCTTGTCGGCAGCAGGCATACTTGAACGCGGTTTTGCTGCGTTCTGACAATTGGTATTAGTGCTATATACGCAGTTTGCTGCCTAAATAATTTAGGAACCCAATGTAGCAAGCTGGACAGGACGCATTTTACAACGAGTTGTTACTACTCAGGACTCTAACACCAGAGAAGGTTTCCTACACGTGTAGCTTTTGAACGAGCGCACGTGTACAAAAGTTCAGCCAATCATGATACATCTAATCAATTAGTCTCTGATCGTGAGACAGTCACTGTCTGTGACAACATAGCCGCTCTTACCATTGACGGCTCTCCAGAATCTAC